TTCAAGGATTTGTATCTTGGTGGCAATGCTAATGTTAGCGGTACTTTAGCTAGTGGAGTTAGTACGTTTACCAAGTCTGGCGGTAGCGGCACCATTGCAGAGTTTTATAATGACACCACTAGAGTTGCATTCATTAAAGACCGTTCAGAAGTAGTATCATCACTCGTGTTAGACACACGCACAAATGGTGTAGGTATTTCTGCAACCGTTAACGCCTTAATTCCAACCGACCTTAATGGCAACCCAAATAGCAATGCGACAAATTTAGGTAATCTTAATAACAAGTGGAAAGACATTGTTATCGGTGGCGGTGTTTATTTAGGAGGCGATACAGCGGCAGCTAATAAGTTAGAAGATTATGAGGAAGGCACTTGGACACCAGTTTTTAGGGACGAAGTAACAGGCGGTAATGTGGCCTCAGGGCAAGCGTTCAATGGAAGTTACACGAGAATTGGAAATCAATGCACTTTGCATATGCGAGTTATCAATCTAGACCCTGACACTGATGTGACCGGTACAAACAACGTCTATATCACTGGTTTGCCATTTGCTGCCTCTGATGTAAGTAGCAACTATCGCTACGTTGGCTCTATGGAAAGTACTCGTATTTCCTACAGTGGTTCTATACAGCCAAGAATCACAGAAAACACCAACTATATGGTAATTAGCAAAACCAATCAAAGTGGTTCGACTGCCGCTTTGCTATGGGACGATATTACAGACGCTCAGGCTGACATGTATGTTTCAATAACTTACACAGTATAAGAAATTAACTTAACCATACGCCCAGTGGATGCTGGGCATAGACAGGAATATATATAATGGCATTAGAAAAAGTAATTACAGAAGATAAGATTGAAATTGTTGGCGAGTTTAAGGCCGTACAGGTACGCACCAAGACAGCAATCACTGATGATGGCGTTGAAATCTCTTCAGCCTACAGCCGCAAAGTAATTTCAGCGGGTGACGACTATAGCGGTGAGTCAACTGAAGTGCAAGCTATTTGCTCAGTAGTACACACTGATGAGGTAGTGTCTGCTTTTATTTCTTATAACAATTTATTCGAAGACTAAGGGGGTTAATCCATGGATGGCGATACTACAGCTTTAATGACAACCCTAAAGGTCCAACAAGAAAACATGTCAGAAGACATGAAGGATGTTAGATCTGCACTTAAAGATATAGCACAAAGCTTAAAGACCCTATCAGTACTCGAAGCTAAGTACTTAGAAACACGAAGCCGCATGGATGACCATGAAGCTCGTATTCGAAAACTAGAACTCAGCATAGCCTCCAACCTTTGGGTTGAGAGGGTTATGTGGGTTACGCTAGCTGGGTTTGTAAGTATGGGCGTTAAGTACTTATTGTAGGAGAATAAAATGGCTAGTAAAAAAGATCCTCGATTAGAGAGGGCAGGGGTCTCTGGGTTTAATAAGCCTAAGAGAACCCCTAGTCACCCTAAGAAGTCACACGTAGTTGTGGCTAAGTCAGGTGACACAATTAAAACAATTCGCTTTGGAGAGCAAGGCGCATCTACTGCAGGTAAGCCTAAGTCAGGTGAAGGAGCAAAGATGAAAGCTAAGCGTAAAAGCTTTAAGGCTCGTCATGGTAAAAACATTGCTAAGGGGCCTTTGTCAGCAGCTTACTGGGCTAACAAGGTGAAGTGGTAATGGCTAGGACTCATCCAAAGTTATGGGCTAAAGCTAAAGCAAAGGCTAAACGTAAAATGGGTGGTAAGCATTCAGCCCGTGCTATGCAGTTAGCTGGTAAGTATTACAAAGAAATGGGTGGTGGCTACTCAGGCAGTAAATCTAAAGAGCAGAAGTCTTTGACTAAGTGGACTAAAGAAAAGTGGGGCACTAAGTCTGGTAAGAATAGCACAAGGGGCCCTAAGGCTACCGGTGAACGATACTTACCCAAGGCAGCTAGGGATTCTTTGTCTAGTAAAGAGTATGCAGCTACCAGCAAAAAGAAACGAGAAGACACTAAGAAAGGTAAGCAGTTCTCTAAGCAACCAGATAAGATTGCTAAGAAGACAGCTAAGTACCGTAAGGGTCCACTAAGTAAATAGGAGAATAACAATGCCAATGTACAAAGGCAAGGAATACGAGTATGACGAAGCTGGATTAAAAGAATACCATGCAGCTAAGAAAAAGAAGAAGAAGATTAAACGTGCTAAAGATGTTCAAATGCAAAACCTTAATCTTTCTCCTGCTGAAAAGAAAGAAAAAGAAAAGCTAGAGAAACTTAAAGGCCCTTTGCAAGCTAAGTAACGTTTAAACAAAAAGGAGAGGACTGATGCTAGCACAACTTATAGGGCCTGTTACAGGGCTACTGGATAAATTTATAGAGGACAAAGACAAGAAGAATGCCATTGCCCACAAGATTGCAACCATGGCTCAAGAGCATGCGCAGGTACTTTCTAAAGCTCAGATTGAAGTTAATAAGAAAGAAGCGGAACACAAAAGTTTATTCGTCGCAGGTTGGAGGCCAGCTGTGGGTTGGGTATGTTGCTTGGGAATGGCAAGTAACTTCTTGGTCATACCGATGGCAAACTTTGCGCTTGCTTTATCCAATTCTACAATCACTATACCCCTTATAGCTCTATCAGAGATGATGCCTGTGCTATTAGGTATGCTTGGCCTAGGTGCCATGAGGACCGTTGAGAAAGCCAAAGGCGTTCAACGAGATAAATAATAATACAGGAGAGATATAATGCCTATTGGTATTGACGTAAATAAACCCGAAGAGGGTAACCCTACTACAGCGTCTGTAAGGGAAAACTTTGTAAAAGCTAATAATGGTATCAACGATTACCGTAAGACCTCTAAAGACTTTGCAACATCCTCCGGAACTGGGACAGCGTATGTAGCTAATTTTTCCCCAGCCGCAACTAAGACTGCAGGTGAAAGAGTCACCGTATTGTTTCATGTTGGTAATGAAACAAGCGGCTGTACAATAAACATTAACAGTACCGGTATAAGCCCTATTACAGTTTTTGGTAATGTGGGTGTAACACAAGGCCTGATTAGAGTAGGGGCTTACCACGAGTTAATGTGGAATGCTGTAAACTCTTCTTGGGAGTTACTTAACCCCTACCCTGTACAATCAAGTTACTTTTCTAGTAGTAAAACTATAAACTTAACAGGTGCTATTACAGGCAGCACAACTACAAACTTCTTTGGAAGTACAACTCTTGATACGACTGCTGCAGCCGTTTCAGGTCTTGCCGCATACCCAGTAGGGGCTTTATACTTAACTACTACATCTGTTACCCCCGCTTCTATATTTGGTGGCACATGGGAACGGTATGCGTCCGGTAAAGCTCTTGTTGGTCTTAAGACTGTAAATGACCCTGAGTACGCTTTAGGGGTAGACTCTCACGGTTCTGAAAGTCAAACCCTAACAGTTGACCAAATACCGGCACACACGCACACAACTACAATAGAGGTTCGTGAAAACAGATCATCTAGTGGTAGTCAACCAGAAGGCTCTAGCGCAAGTGTCGTAGGAAGCCCTCAGTTTGAGTCAGCGCCTACAGGTGGTGGTCAATCTTTTGATAACCGTATGCCATACATTGCTATTGCAATCTGGACACGTACAGCATAATAGGAGAAACATATGTCAACTTCACCAAGAGCACCGAGAGGTTTCTTTCCGGCTGACTTAACGCCACTGATTCTTTCTGGATGGCAAACAAATAAATTTGATGGAAGCATCCCCTTCTGGGCTGACGTTGACGGACTCCAATTTACAGAGACTGGTGTTAGGCGTAAACCCGGTCATAGTTTTTTACTTAGACCCTTAAACTCTGTGGGGGTCTACAAGCCTATACGTGGCCTTACTTCAATACAAGAGTACGGCACTAAGGTAATCTATGCGGGTGATTTAACTAAGCTGTACCGTTACAAACAAGACTCACCTGAAGTTGACGGTGAGATAGTAGGCTCCGGTTATAACTTAGTAGAAAAAGCTGGAGCTTCTACTTGGGACTCCGGGTCTACTGTTTGGGACGCTGGTGGTTCTGTATGGGATGATGGGGTAATTGAGGCATCTGCTTGGTCCTTTACTAACTTTGGTACTTGGGTGCTAGCTGCTGATAACGCAGGTCCTATTAAGATTAAAAAGAACAATGAGAACTTTGCTGAAATGTCTTTGAACAAAGCCACAGGTGTTACTATAACCAGCGGTGGGTCTTCTTACGCACTCAACAATATTGTTACCTTTACCGGAGGTCTTACTGCAAAGGTTACAGGTGTAAACAGCGGAGTAGTTACTCAACTACAAGTTACAAACTTTGGAACTACTTACACAGCCAACCAAACCCTTTCGGCTTCTGGCGGATCTGGTGCTAATCTTCAAATCACAACACAGATTACAAACTGCCCTTTTACTAGGGTAAGAGCTATTGATAAGTCAGGCCCACACATACTAGCTGTCAACTACGACAAAGCTACCACAGAGCATCCTTATGATGTAGCTTGGTCTGCAGAGGACGATCCAGATGATTGGGCACCTGCTGCCGATAACGCTGCTGGTAGTCTTACGTTACGAGAAGCATCGTCTCCCCTTAAATGCATTGTACCTTTAGGTGAGAATAAGGCTATCTACACAGATGATCAGATGTTTATCCTTAGCTACCTCGGGTCTCCCTTTTACTTTGGGTATCAAACCGCTATGACCTCAGGGGTCGGAGCAGTGTCCGCTAGGTCAGTAGTATCAGTAGACAGGGTTAACTACGGTTTGTCACGAAGAGGTTTGTTTATGACAGATGGTAACAGCGTTACCCGTATTGGAGATGGGGAAGGTATTAACCGCTACATCTTAGCTAATATTTCAGAGTCTGAATACCCACAAGTTTGTGCATACCACAATAAAAAGAACAATGAAGTTATTTGGTCTTTACCCTTAAATGATACAAAACCTAATGTAGAGATTACTTACAATTACTCAACAGGTGTTTTTAGTAAGAAAACTTCTAACGTTTCTGCAGCTCTGGAGAGTGGAGTATTTCCTCACGTTATTACAGCTAGTAGTAGTTCCTCTATCTATCTTGAAGACGAGTCTGCATCTGCACATACAACTAGCGCTTTGACCAAAGCTCATGACTTAGACGACCCTTACTCTATTAAAGAGATTACAAGTGTTAGGGTAGGTAAGATCGGGTCAGGTGATCCTTTAGTTCAGATTGGTTGGGCAAATAACATTGATGATGAGCCTACGTTTAACCCTGCTGATTCTTTTTATGTAAACTCAGAGTACAAAGAGTACCCTGTTCGTACTTCAGGCAGGTACCTTTTTATGAAGGTAAGCTCTTCTGGAGATTCGGACACTTGGGAAATCTCTAACATTGTTATTAAAGGAAGGATAAGAGGGTTTAGATAATGTTACCAATTAAATACGATGCAAGGTCTACTCAACGTGAGTTAGATAAAATAGATAATAAAGTTAATAAGATAGAAGCTGGTGGTTCCCCTACGACCCTTGCAGAGGATTTAGCTAAAGGTAACTCTACTGGTGGAAGTGATATCAATGTTAGTACCGGTGATGATATTAACTTTGGCGTAGGTTCTAAGAGCACATACAATGATATCCTTAAGATATACCATGATGGCTATAACAGCTATGTTTCTGAAACGGGTGCCGGAGACCTTGTATTATGGGGGTCTGCTAAGATAAGAATGGGAGGGCCCTATAGCTCTCCAATTATTATAGCAAACTCTAGTGGATCCGCTGAGTTAAACTTTGGGGGTATTAAATGCTTAGAGACTGTTATGGGTGGTGGTGTTAAAGTAGAAACTACAATACAGTTTGGTGGTCTTAAGGGAACTACTGGTACTACCGTGACACGTATACTAGATGAAGACAATATGGCATCTAACTCTAACACAGCCTTAGCGACCCAACAGTCTATTAAACAATATGTAGATAGTCAGTCAGCATCAGCAGGAGAACTTCTTACTACACTAAATGGTGCTATAACCGACAGTGAGTTAGCTAGTAGTCTATCTACTCCGATTGCTACTATCCCGACATTGACTAGTAATCTAAGTACTCTTACTACAAACTTAAATACTAGTAATGGAAACATTAGTGACCTTATAGATTTCACTGGTTACACTGAAGGTTACTCAGGGGATGCTGTGCTTTCAAGGTTAACCGCAACAGAAACTGTAGCTAACGCTAAAGTAACTGCAGCTCAACTAGCAGCTGAAGCTACTGCAAGAACTGCTGCAATTGCTTCTTCTGCTCTTTCACTACAAGACCAGATAGATGACCTGCTTGCTGTCCCTGACTATAACAACACAACTGCCTACGCTATTAACGATCAAGTTGTTTACCTTGATAAACTTTACATTGCGACTGCAGCTACTACGGGTAATTTACCTACGAACACTTCTTTTTGGGATGTGTTAGGTGACTACTCTAGCTTAGGTGCTTTGGTAGCAGACAACTCTGCAGATATTACTGCCATAAATACAGTAACTGCTGGTAGTTCTTCTGCTGCAGCTCAGGCAATTACCGCCCTTAACGCTACAGTTAATGATGAAACTACGGGGGTTGAAGCTACCTCGGATGCCTTAGATGTTGTAAAGCTATTAGTTAACCATGGGACAGACGGTGTTAATGCTTCAGCTACTAAAATTACTGCTTTAGAAACTAAAGTTAACCATCCTGCTACAGGGGTTACAGCTACTTCAGAAGCTTTAGATCTTATAGAAACTAAAGTTAATGCTGATGGAACTGGAGTTACTGCTTCAGCTGATAAGATTACTGCTCTAGAATCTACAGTTAATAACGAAACTACAGGAGTTATTGCTACTTCAGATGCCTTAGATCTTATAGAAACTAAAGTTAATGCTGATGGAACTGGAGTTACTGCTTCAGCTGGTAAGATTACTGCTTTAGAAGCCACAATAAATCACCCCACTACAGGCTTTACTGCTGTTTCTTCCGCTTTAGATGCTGTAGAGTTATTAGTTACTGACAATGATGATGGAGTTACTGCTTCAGCTACTAAAATTACTGCTTTAGAAACTAAAGTTAACCATCCTACTACAGGGGTTACAGCTACTTCAGATGCCTTAGATGTTGTAGAGTTATTAGTTAACCACGAAGTATCTGGAGTCACTGCTTCAGCTAGTAAGATCACTGCTTTAGAAACTAAAGTTAACCATCCTGCTACAGGGGTTACAGCTACTTCAGAAGCTTTAGATACCGTAGAGTTATTAGTTAACCACGAAGTATCTGGAGTTACTGCTTCAGCTAATAAGATTACTGCTTTAGAAGCTACGATAGACAGTCCTACTACAGGCTTTAATGTTGTAGCTAGTGCTTTAGATACCGTAGAGTTGTTAGTTAATGATAATGAGGATGGTGTTAACGCCCACACTACTAAGATTAGTAATCTGCAAAGTTCAGTAACTGACCCTGCAACAGGTTTACAAGCTAACGCTGATGCTATTGACGCTGTAGAACTTGTAGTCACTAGTAATGAGATTGGTAACCAAGTGTCAGCTAATAGACTTAATTCTCTAGAAGCTACGATAGACAGTCCTACTACAGGCTTTAATGTTGTATCTAGCGCTTTAGATACTGTAGAGTTATTAGTTAACCACGAAGTATCTGGAGTTACTGCTTCAGCTAATAAGATTACTGCTTTAGAATCTAAAGTTAATAACGAAAATACAGGTGTAGAGGCTACTTCTACTGCTTTAGGTCTTATAGAAACTACAGTTAACGACGAGGATGATGGGGTTAATGCTTCAGCTACTAAAATTACTGCTTTAGAGTCTACAGTTAATGACCCTGCTACCGGTGTAAATGTTACTGCTTCAGCTTTAGATACCTTAGAAACTACAGTTACAACTAATGGTGATACTTTAGGGAGCACAGTAACCGCTGTCCAAACCTTAAACACAACAGTAGGTGAAAACTCAGCTAGCATAGAAACTCAAGCTACTACTATAGACGGACTCACATCTCAGTTTACAGTTAAGACTGATGTGGCTGGTAAGGTAGCTGGCTTTGGTTTATACAATGATGCTACTACTGGCTCTGAGTTTGCCATAGCAGCTGATAGGTTTTACCTAGCACCTAGCCCTGATCTTACAGGGCCGTACAGCCCCACTAGCAGCACAGTAGGGTCTTTAGGTCAGATATACTGGGCGACTATAACCAAAAAGTATTTTAGGGCTTTAGGTGCTTCTCAAGGTGGTTACGTTTGGGATGAGCTAGCAACACCTAATCCTTTTGTTGTTACTACTACCCCAACTACTGTAGGGGGTGAGTCAGTTCCTGCAGGTGTGTACATGGATACCGCTTACATTAAGAATGGATCTGTAGATACTTTAACTATTGCAGGTCAAGCTGTTACTGTACCTTCTTCTGCTAAGACGGCTATTAATACTTACTATGAAGAGGATGATAACACTGAAATTATGCCTGTAACGTTGAATGTAAATAACTCCGGGGCACCTACTAGGATTAGAGGTAAACTTTGGTTTCAACCTGCCTATAATAACAACTCGGTTTCTATGTTTAATATCTTTTGTAAGCTTGATGTGACAGTTCAGGTTAAGTACTACAATGTAACCACATTACTATCGACTAACCAAGAAGTTAACTCTAATGTAACAGCGACTCATCGTAACACTAATGCTCACATTATTGATTTCTTGTCTACCCCTCCTTCAGGGACTACTCGAATAGAAACTTCTTTGATTTTTAAAGTATTAGAAAGCGGAACTGCTTGGGGTGTTAACGCTATTGATGCTACGTTAGATATATTGGAGACTAAGAAATGAGTACTAACTACGTTGTATATGATACGGATACAGGTCTTATTAAAAAGACTTTAATTTGTAACGAAGAAAACATTGAGTATAATCACTCAGGTACTGAGAGCTATACCGTAGGTACCCCTGAGGCCTCTCATAAGTACTTTATAGGCGGTGTCTTCCTTGAGGGTACCACTAGTCCCTCAGAAGCTAAAGCTACCTTAGACAGAGCTGTACGAGGGATGAGAGAGTCCTACCTTATGATGAGCGATTGGACTCAGATGCCTGATAGCCCTTTGTCTGATGAGAAGAAAACAGAGTGGGCTATATATAGACAAGCCTTAAGGGATCTACCTGCTAACTTAGTAGATGCAACTGCGTTGTCTCAGGTCTCGTTTCCAACTAAACCGTAACAACTGGAGGACTATATGCTTTGCATGTGGACACAAGAACACTTTAAAGATATGCCTGCACTAACCCTAAAGCACATCGAGTCTGCCTTAAGATTCGGATATGGAGAGCGTAAAGTAGAACACGTAATCGAAGAGCTTGTATCGGGTAGTAAACAAATATGGCTAGGGACTATAGGCGAAAAGTTTGTTGCTACTGTTGTCACCCAAGTCATAGACTACCCGCTAAAACGTACTTGTGAAATAACCTACCTTGGTGGTGAATCAGGAGAAGGCGTAGCGGAAGCTTTAGGTGAAGTCGAATACATAGAACGATGGGCAATCTTTAATGACTGTGACGACATGCAAGTGATAGGTCGAAAGGGTTGGCTAAGAGCCTTAAAGAAACATGGGTACTCAGATAGATACACCGTATTAGGTAAGTCTCTGAGGGAACCAACAATAAATAAAGGATCAACTAATGAAACTTAAAGGAAAAAGATCTAAACAGTTTAATGAGTATGACGCAGAAGTTGGGGCGATTACTGATAACTATATGATTAACTATAAGGGTGGTGGTGGTACTTCTACTACTGGACCTTCTCCAGAACAAAGACGAATACTTGAAAAACAACTAGGCTATGCAAATCAGATGGAAGGCTTTGGGCCCCAAAACTTCTATGGAGGTAGTACACTAGCTGAACGTGACGCTGCTTCTGTCCAAGGACTAGAGGCTCAACGTGGGGCTGCGGGTTCTGCTGGTGCCTTAGCTGGCACAGCTGCTGACAGGTTCCAAGATGCAATGGCTTACGATCCGATGAATGATCCACGAACCGGAGAGTACTTGGATGCCTTGACTAACCCTCTGATGAAACAATTTAACGAAGAGACAATCCCTGGACTTAATACTGCTGCGGTTAATGCAGGTGCCTTTGGTGGTGACCGTGCTGCTTTACTTAAGTCTTCAGCTGCAGGCGAGCTAGCATCTTCTGTAGGTGATACAAGAACTAAGGCTCTTCAAGGAATGGTAGACTCTAACAGGGCCTATCAGGGTGATATGTTTAGACAGCTAGGTAGCTTGCAAGACGCATCTCTTAAAGGTAGTCAAATCCTACGTGATGTTGGTGCTGGTTATGAAGGTTACGGTCAAGCAGATATTGATGCTGATAGAGAACGATTTGAATTTGAGCAGGATGCACCGAGACAAAACCTACGAGATGCATCTAGCATGCTTAGTGGTATTGACTTCGGTAGTATAACTAAACAATCAGGAGGGGGTAAGTAAACCTCCTAAGGACCTAAGTAATCCTATGACAACAGATTTAAAACTAAAAGCAAGTGTATCTTATTTAGAAGAAGCTATTAAAGATTCAATAGAGTCTGGAGAAGTTGAAGATAACATGGATCAAACAGGTCTTAATCATTACTTTACAGACCCTATAAAAGACTTTAACGATTTATGTTTATATGGAAGAGAGTTAAGTGTACCTAAGGGTATGGTTATTACAGGTGCATTACATAGGCACCCCCATATTATAACATTAATTAAAGGAAGTATGTCTGTTGTTTCTGAAAAAGGTCGCAAGATAATAACAGCCCCTAGTACTTGGGCTGCACCTGCAGGTTCTAAAAGAGCATTTTATGCGTTAGAAGATTCGGTTATTCTTAACGTACACATAACAACAATTAAAAGTGAAGAAAACCTAGACAAACTAGAAGAGGAAGTAACAGCTCCCTCGTATTCTTCTATTGGCCTCGAAGAGCCAAACTACAAATTACTAGGAGTAGACGTATGAGTTTTGCAACTATGGCAACATTAGCGTTAGGTGGGGCAGCATTAGGTGCTTTGGCTAACCCAGAAGATAGAAAGAAAGGAGCTCTTATGGGCCTAGGTGCTGGACTACTAGCGCCAATAGCAGCACCGATGATGGGTATAGGTGGTGCAGCAGGAGCTGGAGCTGGTACAGCAGGAGCAGTAGGAGCTGGTACAGCAGGAGCAGCAACAGGAGCAGTAGCTCCCGTAATGACAACAGGTATATCAGGCGCAGGCGTAGCAGGCATGGGGGCTGCACCTACAGCACTGGCAGCACCTACAGCACTGGCAGCGCCAGCAGCATCTTCTATGGCAGCACCAGTAGGTATTCAATCAGTACTACCCGGAGCAGCTATAAACACTTCCACTGGTATTGCACACACAGGTACTATGGGTAGTAAAATAGGTGCTAGTAAGGTAGGTGCTATGACTAATGCTGCTATGGCTAAAGGCAAAGAAGCCTTGACAAGTGACACTGCTAAAACCATAGCAGCTCAAGGTGCAATTGGCTTGATGAAACCACAGCCGCAAGCACAAATACAACAAGGCCCAAGCCTTGCACTTAAAGGTTCAGGACAAGAACAAGTTAGTCCGTACCAAAGAGCAGCTTTGAATCGTCAACAACGAATGAAGCAATCTGGTGGCGGTGGTCCTCGTAGGTTTATTTAAAGGAGACTAATATGTCTAATATAACAGATTTATCAAAGCTCCTTAGGGGCCTAGTGGATGATATGGATGCGGAAGATGTAAATAGATTCCAAGTTCCTCAAATGACACAACAGCAGATCCCTCAGGTTCAGATACCTATGGCACCTCAGCAGTTTATTCCGCTACAAGAGACCTCTCAGGAATTAGCATTCCAGCAAAATATGGACCCATCTAAGCTAATGCCAGTAGACACAGCATTTAACCAACAGTATACACCAGAGTCTTTTGATAACATCGGTGTTGTACCCCCTGTGCAAATGAACATACCTCAGCCTACAATGCCTACAGCTGCTCCTCTTCCAAACTCTGATAACTTTGTCCTACGTCCACCTGAACAGGTAGTGTTAGGAGAATCTGCTCAAGGTTTACCTGAAGCACCTGAAGCACCTGAACCTACTAGGGGCATAGAGCAAGTACCTCAGCTTGGTGGTAATATCCCTCAAGTTACTGATCCTAACTTTTTAGACTCTATGCCTCAAGGCCCAGCTAAACTTAGTCAGACAGTGGGTTCTGAAGGATCACAGGAAGTTGAGAGAGAGCCCTCGTTCTTTGATAACATGAGAGCCCCAAGGCCTTCATACTTACCTTCTGGGTTTGAAGAAGATGTCTCTAGCCAAGAAACACTTGATAAAACTTATGAGTTTGCTAACTGGGTTAAAGATAATCCTGTAGAAGCTGCAGCTGCTGGTGTATCCTTATACCCCGCTGCAAGAATAGGAAGCGCTGTAACTAGTGGGGCAGCTAAGGTTGTTGGTAAACTAAGTAACTTTACTAGAGGTAAATTACCTAAAAGGTTTAGAGATTTCTTTGGTAACACTAAAACAGTTCCGGGTAAAAGTACCACTACCAAGGTACAAAGAGAGGGCCAGCCGGGGGTTTATGATCCGGTAAAAACTACTAAAGAAGTGTTTACAGTTTCCCCTATAAAAACAGGGGCTACAGGTGCAGGTCTTTACGCAGGAAGTGAAGCAGGAGAGGCTTTATTCCCAGACATACCTGAACCAGAAGGATCTAATATCCCTGTGGTTGAACCTGCAGTAGACTTAACACCTACTCAACCAGCTGTTACAACTACGCAACCAGATGTTACAGGTGGCAGTAACCTTACACAGCAAGACGCTGAAGAAGCTGAGACTACTATTACAGATCCAGTTAAAACTGATGCGGATGCTCTAGTTAAGGGTGCAGGTACTGCTCCTAAGAAGGATGCACCTCCAGAAGAGAAGGAAGGATTCCTTAAGAAACTTTGGGGTGGCATGAAGGATATGTTTAAGGAAGGTATGGAAGACCCAGCTTTCCGTAAGACACTATTCGCTTATGTGGGTTCTAGAGCCTTAGGCTACGATGGTGTTACCTTTGCTGGTCAAGTACTAGAGAATGAGTGGAAAGTACAAGCTGCTGAAAGAAAGCAAGAGTTTGAGCTTGAGAAGATATATGGTAAGGAAGGCTTAGCTACTCTTAAAGCAGAGAAGAAAGCTAAAGCTATTGACCCTTCTAAGGTAGCAACTATTTACGACAAAGAAACAGAGACAAACCTTACAGGTGCTTTCTCTGCTGACGGTACAATGGTTCGTCTTGATGACGCTAGCTTCTACGAGTCCTTAGGTATAGAGCCAGATGCAAGTGGTGTATACCCTGTACTCCCTGTTGCTAATGTAAGAGCAGCTCAAGGTGGTAAGCGGTTTAGTGTAGGGGTTGGTTTAACTGGTAACGATATTATTTCTGGTATAAGAGCTAACATAGATCTTGATGTTGAAGGTTCTATTGCTACTTATGTTAGCGAACAAGGACTTGAGACTGAGGAAGCTGAAGCACTAACTACTAGACTTAACTCCGCTATAAACGGCACTGTAAGAAATGGAGCTGCTAGAGCATTTAAATCCTTTTACCCAGCAGGCACTGACTTTAGTGACTTTAACCTGCAAGAGGTTTCTACTAATGCAGTTCAAAAATACATTCAGTCTGTGGCTAGGGGTATGGAAGGTAATTCTAAAAACCTTGCAGCCTTTATGGAAAAAGAAAGACTTAAGGTTGAGACTGAGTATTCAATCAGCCCTTCTTTCTTTAAGGTTGTAGGAGATGACTCTGAAGATGCTATTGGTGGCGAAGCTTGGTCTAAAGCTACAGCTAAAGTTAAGTATTTAGCTAGTGCTTTTGGTAAAGAAATAGGTGCTAATAAAGCAGTACCCAAAGTAGCTATGTGGAGTAACTTAGAAAGACTTTACAACAAGCAATCTGAAGAAATGGGACCTGAGTTTAAAACCTTTTGGGAATCTGAATCAGAAGACTCTGCTGATAAGAAAGGACAGGGGGCATCCCCCGCTTTACTTTGGGTTATGTCTATGGATAGAAATAAATCCGCTACAAGCTCTAAGTACTTTGCAGGAAGCATGCAAGACGTAATAAATAAAATGAAGTAATTATATTAATCATAGGAGAAAGTCGGAATGAGCGACAAGATTAAAGCTACAGATGAAGAATTACAAGAGGTAGGTTTGCTAAAGAGCGCAAGTACCGACTCTAATCCTACAGTTGATAGTACGGTGGACAAGGAAGTCTACTATGGCTCTGACGCTATAGCACAGGTAGAGGGTAACATTGGTCGCCCACTTACTTATGCTGAGAAGAGAGTCGTAGAGGAAGAGGGGTACGTTGCTACCCCTTATACCGACACTAAGGGTATTACTACTCAAGGTGTAGGCCAAACTGGTCAGTGGATTGAAGCAGGTTTTGAAGCTGCATTTACACACCACGTTGATAGAGCCAGAACAAGAATCCCAAACTTAGATGAATACCCTGAGGACCTTCAGGCTGAGCTTATACAAGCTGAGTACCGAGGAGACCTTGGACATTCACCTACGTTTCTAAAACTACTTAATCAAGGTAACTACGCTCAGGCATCTCAGGAGTTCCTTGATAACAATGACTACCGTAACTCAGAGGTAACTGGCTCTGGTGTGCATAAGCGCATGAAGAGAGTCTCTGATGCTGTCTCAAGTTACGCAGAAAAGAGGAGAGCAGTTCCTGAGGCTGCACCCTCCGAAGCCGACTATGACATCGGTGACTCAGGATATAAGTTTATTGATGGTGATACTTTCCGTAATAAAGAAACTAGCGAGTCTGTTAGGTTTGAAGGGATAGACATCGAGGAAGTTGAAAAGGTCCTTAAGGATAAGGGCTACATCATGGGTGAGTCTGGTGGTCAGGTAGCTAAGCAGTACATTGCTTCGTTAGCTAACCGTTACGGCTACACTAAAGTAAAAGTAAAAGATGAAGATGCTGGGTATGGCCGTAAGGTTGGTGACCTAGTAGACGAGGAGGGTAACTCTTTCCAGAATCTTTTGATATCCTCAGGTATTGCTAAGCCTACCCTTATTGGTAGAACTACTAAGACTATGAGCGATGATGACTACTCACGATACTTACATGGAGTAGCTGATCGGTCTATTGCTGATCCGTACAGAAAGAAGAGTGACATAGAGATTGCTTCTCAGATTATTAAGGCTGCTAGCCTTGAGAGTACTGGTGGAGAAATCATAGCTAAGAAGAGAGCCTTGAATGAAGCAGAGTACTCACTCATGCCTGACTTCTACACTGATGTAGTTATTCGTAACAACAATGCTACATACGAGAACAGAGCTATACACCCCTTCTCCCAGTCTTGGGACTCTGCACTTACCATGGTTGGTAATGCATTTAAGCAAGTAGGTGTAATGGCTGCTGACGTAACAGGCTTTGAAGAGGCTGAGGCATCACTTCTGGGCAGTATTGACTACTCAAGACAGCAACTATCTGACAAACCTAAAGTACGTTTAGACTACCGTGATGTAAACTGGACAGACCTTGGGGAGATTGGTGAGTTTGTGGGTGCTAACCTTGCAACCTCTATGCCTTTTATGGGGGTGACTATCGCTTCTATTGTGGCTGCTCCTTTTACATTCGGAGGTAGCCTTAGTGTTCCAGTAGCTATGTATTCAGGTATGATTCTGGATGAAATGCCCGGAGAGCAAGACCAAAAGAACTATGGTGTTGCTATTGTAGGCGGTGGTATAGCTGCTGCACTAGATGTCTTTGGTGTCAAGGGTGCTGCAGGTCTTATTAAACCTTCTCAGTTTCTTACTAAAGAGGGTAAAGAATCAGCTATCAAGTTGGTTATGCAATCTACAGGACCTTCAAGAGCAAGAGCAGTGTCGATGTTACCTTCTGATAAAGTTGGTAATGCATTGCGAGTAGGCCTTACTAGAGAACAAGCTGCACTTGCACTACAGAAAATGACTAAGAGACAGATTGTTTCTTATGCAGATGACGTAGCTAAGTTTACAAAGTTACAACTAACCAAAGGTGCTGTCTTAAAAGACTTATCTAAGCGATTGGCACAGGGTGCAGCATTCGAGGGAAGCACAGAGATGCTTCAGGAACTCACAATGTACACTGCTGCAGTCATAGGCTCTGAGAAAACTTGGGACTTTGACGAACTACAACACCGAATGACCAATGCTGTTATAGCTGGTGGACTTATGGGTGCAGGTTTTTCTTTACCCGGTGGTGTTTGGGAAGCAGGTCAGTGGCGAGATGCAACTGTTGCTATGTCTGAGTATGATGGCAGGTTTGATGACGCTGCTGATACATTCCGTTCAGAAGCTAAGGACCCCGATACAGGGCGTGTAGCTGATCTTAGTGAGATTATTGAAGAAGAGTGGGCTGATACTACTAGAGCTAAGAGTAGCCCTAAGCCTAAGAAACCTAAAGGCGACATAGATGAGTACGATCAGATGAAACAAGCTGACGTAGATGCAGAGGCAGTCGAGGACGTAAAGTTCTCCGATAGAGCTGATGCTGGTCAAACAGACTATGATGCTAAGCCCTCCACAGAGTCCCTTAAGGACGGTCTAATGGACCCTGCGTTTACCCTTAGGGATGCTAGGGATACTGTCTTTACTATCGAGAGACTGCAAAAGAGCAAGACTCTGAGACGTTTATACGATATGCTTGGTGGTAAGGCTACCAAAGTACATGCTGGTATTGACTTTCACTCAGATAAGATGCTTAACTTTGAATCCTTTGAACGAGTAATACCTGAAGTTAGAGCTTTGTATTCTGCTTTTAAACTAGACGGTAGAAGATCTGGTGCTAAGCGTGAGGCACTGTCTGCTCTTGTGTATGATTTTTATAATGTACACATTAAACCTGTAACAGAGAAGCAAGATAACAACCAGACATGGATAACTGGTGACTCTGTTGTTGCTATGATTGATTGGGACAACCTATCTAAGCCTGAGTTTCAAGAAAACTCTGCAGCTCTTAAGGACCTTATTGATAGACTGTATCAAGTAGACCGTAAGATGTATGAAAGCGTTACTCTTGCGCAGGCACGGGCTAACATACCCCCTATTGGGGACCTTCAGGATCACATCTTTAGAAGTAAAAGCTTTTTAAAGTCAGCTATTTCTGCTAACAAAGAAAAGTTTATTAACCTTCTTATGTCAGAGAAAGGACTGAATGTTGAAGAAGCTAATGCTGTTACTAATGCTATCTTGGATAACCCTGAGATTAACACACTAGACGATGCATTCGACTTAACTAAAGGTGGTATAAACCCTAAGACACACAAGCGTAGATCGTTAGATATTGCAGATAACAACGCTTTTTCTGAGTTCTTTGAGAATAATCTCTTTGATAACTTAGAAAACTCTATGAAGTCTGCAGCTCGATACACTACTATGACTAAGTTTGTTGGACCTAATAGTTCACTACTTACCAGTATGTTTGATAAGATACAACGAGAGTTTACCGAAGGGCTTGAGGAAGAGTCTGCTGATGCAGAAGTTGCTAACGCTGATGTCAATGACATAGCAAGGCTTACTCGAGATCTTATTAACGCTGACTCTGGTAACTACAAACGTATTGAGAGTGACGTACTTAGGGGTACTCAGAAAGCATTGACGCTTACTGGTGTACTCACTATGCTTGGCCTTGCAGCCCCTATGTCTATTGTTGAGTTTGCTTTGACACCTGTAGGTGTTGATGTAAAAACACTTAACAAGAACGTAGGTAGCTTAGGTATGATCTTAGGGCGTGAGATCTTTGAGTACTTTGCAGAGGTTGGTAGGCTTACGGGCATTGCCCCACAGCGTAGTAGCTTTGAGACTAAGATTAAAAGTAGAAATAAAAAGGACACAGATGTACGGTTTGTTGAGTACAATGACCCTGCAGGTTTGAATAGAAGGGTAGGTTACGGTGACGCTAGGACAGGTCAGGCTCAGCTAACAGGTGTTACAGAATTTAACAAGTTCACTAAGAACCTTATGGATGCATTCTTTAAGGTGATTGGTTTGAATGCTGTTACTAATGCAACACGTACTGTCCGAGCTTCTTTCTTTAATGACTTCTTAATCAGAAACTTAGACATACTACACCAGCAGAAGAACGAAGGTACAGCTGACACTAACGAAACTCGAGAAGCCCGAAGGTTCCTCGAGAAGATGGGTGTACCACCTGACAGGATGTTAGAGTTGTCTGAGGAGTTACTAGCAGCTGAAGGTAACCCTAGCCCTAAGTTACAAGCAGATTGGGAAGCACAGTTTGATAACGGTTTGTTTAACTTTATCAATGAAGCTGTACCTTTACCAGATGCTATGGGCAGACCTTTGTTCTACAGTGATCCTCACTACGCTATGTTTACGCAGTTCCAAGGTTTTATATCTAAGTTCACAGCGCATCACATACCAAGACTGTATGACCTAGTTAAGAGTGCAACTCCAGGGTTTAAGTACTCTACGTTTGCAACTTTAATGTCTATGCTGTTACTTGGTTATGCTGCTCAACACTTGAAGGACCTTATTAAGTTTGGTGAGTCTTCACCTTACTTAGAAGATAACGAAAAGTACCTCAGAGCCCTGTATAGTTCAGGGTTACTAGGTACAACTGAAAGGGTTCTTAGCAACAACATGCTGTTCCCTTTGTATGAAGATAGAAGTAGAACTATGGGTGAAGCTATCTGGAACTTCGGTACTGGTGAAGCACCTTCTTCTGCTATCTTTGAAAACGTTTATAAACTAGGGCATGGTCTTATAGAAGGTGACTCAAGAGCTACTGTTAAATCAGGTGCGAGTCTTCTCCCTTTAGGATCACCATTCAAACATCGTATCTACGATAGTATGGTACAAGCCCAATGGATAACAGGAGATAACTAATGGCTAAAGGCCCAAGAGTAGTAGGTCAAGTCTTTGAAACACCGCAAGACGTAAAAGCTAAGCAATACGACTTGATACAAAACTTAGAGCAAGATGCTCCTGCCATTCCCAAGGATGAAGAAAAGGGGCGGGATGCCCCACTTATTAGTACAGCTACAGAGGCAGAGCTTGAGTCTGTAGGTTTATTAAAAAACCCAGTAGACTCTTTAGGCTTATCAGCTAAAGATAGGCTTGATGCTACAATTGCTGCGACAGAGACTGCCCATGAACAGGGTGCTACTTCGGTAGGCACAGCTGATGCTCTTAAGGAAACTATAGAAACTGCAGGAGCTCCTGTAGAAGAACTAAGTCCTGAGCAACAAGCTCAAAGGGAATCTGAAAAGGTCCCTAGCCTCCTTAGAGCTAACGGTTTATCTACAAACTTAGATAACATAGTTACTCAACTAGGACCTTACACTGGTACTAGGTTGGCAGCTACAGTGAACACCCCATTGGCTTATGATGTAGTGAACCTTAGGTTGGATTCGTTTGACAATGTAGCAGCTGACGTGGATGTAGGTACCGATAAGTTTGAAGAGACTATTGAAGCTAAGGATAAGGCTAAGCTAGAGAGCTCTAAAGATAAACCTATGATGATGAGAAAGGACAAAAGTTCTTTAATCTTAACACCTCAGAATATCTTTACTTCTAAGAAAGCTTTGGGTGGATTGACTAATCGTAGGTCAGTTGAAGGTAGTGAGCAGGTAGCTGGTATCAATAAAAAGTTTAACCCTGTAATCTCTATGGCGGTTGAAGATTTTATGCTAAACCAAGCTGCTGCTAGAGAAAAGATAGCGACTAAAGAAGAGGATACCTTTGACCCTGCGGTAGTAGATGAAGCAGATGTTAGTATGTCTCGTCTTGGTCGTGATAGTTTCCAACAACTTCGTAGAGTTATAGCAGACATGGAAGGCACAGATACTGATGAGTATGTGCAGGACTTCCGTAACCTTACCCCTGAAGCCTTTGAGTTAATCGGTAAGTCTTTGATGGCTTACTACCAAGCAGTTAACCCACGCATGGTTAATAAGGTTAACATGGGGCCTGAGGGCGGTGAGTCTCAGTACGTGTTGACACCATTTGGTGAGCAGGTTCTAAGGCAAGAAGCTGGTAATGTATCTGTACCAAACTTTAACAAGCAGTTCTTATATGTACCACCAACTGAGGGCAGATACCAGTACGAGAGTAGCTTACTTCCTACTAGATCTGGAGCTAACCCTAACCCCGTACCCGAGGAAGTAGAAGAAGCCATTCATAACTCTTCTCAGGTTATGAGTGTTATTGATAGCAGAAGAGGTGTTCTTTTTGCAGCATTACAATCTGCAGCTGTAGCTACTAACCCGGTTATCTTTGGGCCAACTTCAGAAAACTTTACTCACAACTTAGTAGAGCAAGGTAGTGAGCGTATCAATAAGGTTATGCAGATTGGTCAAAAGCAGGCAGCTAAGCTTGAAGCTATTAACCTAGAGCTAGAAGACATAGCTAATAAGTTAGCCCTTAGACCTACGAACGCTAAAGATTTAATGTACAGGAGGGAAGTCTTACTTCAACAAAAGGAAGCTGTCGAAAAGGTTAGAGCTAAATATACTCCAGCTGCCCAGTATGCACTTATACCAGAGCACAACCCAGAGTATTTAGTAAAGCAAGATGAGCAGGGTAAACCTATTATACCTGTAGCAGGGAGCGAACTACGACCAGCTTACTTTAGTTTTGTAGCAAAGCACATGGAAGTTGCTGGGATGCTAGGTCAATATTCAGGTAAACCTTTTTATCATACCTTCAACAATCAGTCGGGAACTCATAGGTTTAATGTTATTCAGAACAATAGCTTCCAGACTAACCACATGATGCGTAATATCATTGGCTCTGGTGTTAAGTATGTAATTAAACCCGGTAGTAATACTACACAGGAAAGAGCATTGCTTAGGGGCTTTGGTCACATGTTCTTCGGAGCAGAAGGTTACATGGCTGAGCCACAGCTTAAGGCTGCTAAGGATAACATTAGACTTCAGAGTCCACGATACAAAGCTCTTGTAGGGTTGGGTGATAAGCTCATTCAATTAACCAACAGCTTAGACCCTAAGGGCATTGTTCAGGGTTTCAAGGGATTAAAGGTAACCCCTAAGGGTGTTGTGGGTATTGATAGGATTTCAGATACTTCTATTGTTAGTAAGGTTAACGCAGACCCTGAGCTAAAGGCTTTGTTTGATTCGTTAAGTAACCAGAAGG